TGCTATACGAACTTATCGTACCTTTTCGCACTCCAGCAGGAGTCGAGCCTTACCGACAGAAGCGTCAGAAACGCTGCCTGCAGAGAAGGCAATACCGATAGTCGTGTCAGCAGCAAGTACCGCCTCAGCATCGAACGTGCCAGCCAGCTGCGACGTAATGTCGGTGCGGCCAGTTGACTCGAGGTTTGCTTCGAGGATAGATACGCCGTTGGTAGCTTCTGAACCGTCAGTGCCAACCTCAACAACAGAGGAGGCAGCGAGGTTGAAGGCTTCTTCAACAACGATAACTGCTTTCAGTACAGCCGTGTCAGCTGGGATGACAGCGTCAAGGATGACGAGGTCAGACAGCAGTTGACCAGTCAGGTCGAGTCGGTACTCAACCTTAACGCCTTCAGTGCTAACAACACCAAAAGCGCGACCCGGTTCAACAGCTCCATAGACACTTGAAGTACCACGGATTGCATCAGTTTCTTTAGACATAGTCATTAGTCAGTCTCCTATTAAGCCGTAGCAGTGGCTGAGGTGATGATCGTACCGACAGTGTCTGCACGCTGGCTACCGAAGCCGTATCGAGCCGTTACTTGGAACTCGTCACGTTGCTTAGGCATGTTACGACGACCTTCAGTAGAAGGCATACGACGCCATGCTGCCATAACTGCGTTGTGGTTGTCATCGATAACAGACAGAGCTACGTTCACAACACCAGTTACAGAGTTAGTACCGTCACCAAACGTACCAGTCGGCAGTCGGTTAGAGGTGATGATGTTCCATCCGTAGATGTTCATGATGAAGTCGTGATCGCGTGCCCAACCGCCTTCGAGAATCATCTTGCCAAAGTCAGTAACGTCACGGCCAATGTTGACTTGCTTGTCCAGCGTAGCTGCAACAACAGGGTCAACGATCAGGACACGACCGCCAGAAGGAACCATAGCCTTGTCGAAAGCCAGCTTCATCTCAACCAGATGGTCCAGAGTGATGATGTCGTTCGTTTCGCCAGAAGCGATTCGGTGAGCAAAACCGTTTACGTTGTTCGGGTTTGCGTCAGTCTGAACGCTGTTACAAGCTGCGAGGAACTTAGATTCGAAAGACTCTTGGAGGAGACGAGTGGCTTCAGCAGCACGAGCAGCCATCAGCTGTTCGATCTGGCTACCGTCTTCACGCAGGTCGTCAGATACTGACCATGCATCACCTTCGTACTCAGTGATAGACATGGTAACTGTACCAGTGTCAATCGGGTTGTACACGAGAGGGGTTTCTTCAGCAACATCCTGAATCGTAGCACTACCGATGGACTTAACATTCAGGGTAGTACCAGAACCGAAGTCGGAAACGTCTCGGTAGAACTGACCCGGCAGAAGACCGTCGTGCAGGTTAGACAGGATAAAAGAGCTGTACTGCTGCGCTTCGATGAAGGCAGAGCTGTTTTGAGTGTTTTGACTCATTTCACAATTCCTTTAAAAAGTTTAGTCGTTAGCTGGCTTGTGTCGTTTCCACTCATTGACCAAGTCCTTGCTATTAGCTCCGACCAATACAGATCGTTCTGGAGGAGGGAGACTACCGTCAGCGTTACGCTCAGGTGACTTCGTAGCAGGGACTGACAACGTAGAGGAACCGACGTTGACTGTGCCTTGTTTCACTTCTGGAAACAGAGCTAACACAGCCTTGGGTTTGGTTCGTGCCAGCGCATTGATTTCTTCCTTCGACATACCCAGTTCTTCAGCTTTACCGTAGAACCGCTGCTCGGCGCTTTCACCGAACTGCTGGCTGATCTGGTTTACCACTGATTCTAGGTTTGCCTTTTCAACCGCAACTGTTCTGTCCTGATTGACTGCTTCGAGTGCAGCCTGTCGGGCGATCTCAGTTACGTCGACTGCTTCTTCCTGTACGGGTGCAGCTGCGGGTGGTTCTGCATTAACGGGAGTGGGCTGTCCTTGGGGCACCAAACGGTCAACAGCTTCTAACGCACCTTTGGCTCTCTGGAGTTCAGCGGCTTGGGCTTCCTTCTCCTCTCGGAGGGCAGCCAGCTCTTTTTCGAGAGTGCTGATGTGCTGATTAGCATGGGGGATAGCATCAAGTGCTGCCTCAACTGAATCATACTTTGGTGTGCCATCTTCTCGTGTAATCGTCTTGAGCTTGTCGGCAAAAGGATTAGCTACGGTTTCCGGGCTTTCTGCTGGCGGCTGTTCGCCACCTTGTCCGAAGATACTTTGGTCAGTTTCTTGCGTCATATTGTAATTCAAACCTTTGGTCTAGGTTATTAAAAGTGAATCTTGCTTATATATTTATACTGTCTGAGCGACTT